TGCTTCCGTTGATGTTGTGTTCTTTAGCACACCATCAGAAGTGAAGGTTGCAGAAAAATTAAACCTAGTACCTTGAATAGCTTTAGCTATATTCTCATCCATTTGGTTCAAATTTTCTGCATTGATTGGTGTTTGTTTACTGGGACTATTCTCCCAATTAATTAAGTTGTAACCCATTGTTTATCATCATCTCCTTGATATTCTGAACTTTCTGTACTTACTTGGACTGTAATGCCAACTGTTCCGGATAAGGTTCTGTTAAAAATTGTACTTGTAATTGTTGGAGTGTCCTCTACTCCTGTATTTAACTGTATAGTATCACCAGGTTCTAGCCACCAACGGTCAAACAGGTTAACACTAAAAGGTCGGTATTCATAGAACATCCATCCACCATAAACTGCACCTGATGGTCTTATAAATTTACTAACAAGAGTTTTCTCTGTATTACAAGAGATAAATTTGTTATCACCATCATAATAATTTTGTTTACCTGATTTGGTTACTATATTTTCTGTGTAGGTTTTATCCTTGTTGTACTTAAATCTTGCTTTAGTTATCTTAGCAACTGTGTAATCTTCAAAATTCAAGTCTGTGTAATAGCCGACAGTATAAATATTTGTTACATCCTTTTCCTGTGGTAACTTCTTAAACTTAATACTTCCTTCCCCATCACAAAAAGCAAACTTTGCAGAACATTCACACAAATCTTGAAGTAAATTAAGTACTGTTAATTTACCGTTATAAACTTCTTTTACAATGATGGCTGATAAAGAAAGTTTTTTATCATCTTCACTACCATAAAAGTTACTGTCAACAATAAGACCTTTTTCTTCGCACATATCAATTACACATTCTTTTAAATCTTTAATTGTTGCATTTGGAGAGTAAGTTGCAAAACCAAAGAACCAGGCGTAAATATTAATTTTACCGGCTAGATAAAAGTTATCATAAGCAGTAACTTCTTTAATAGTTTTATTCTGTTGCCTTTTTGCGCTATCAATAGTTCCGGTAAAGATACAAGCTGACTTATCTACCACTTTACAAGGATAAAGTTCACCTGATGGGTACAAGTCTTTTGACGGATAAACATTATCCAAATAACTTTGCTTTATGTACACTTTGATTTCTCTACCTACTAATTGCTCCTTAAAATTAATAGTGCTAAAAGTAAGTTGTGACGATATACACCCACCAAAACGGAGTGTGCTATCGTCACAAATAGAATTAGTTAATTCAAGGCTATCAAATACAATATTTTCATTTGGTAAAATGCTTTTTGTGTCTGTAAAGACAATCTGAATATTTCTTGATATTGTATTTTCCAGAAGTTTCTTCTTAATTTCAAGGTCCTCAGCTTTATTTTCACTAAACATATACATACTACATCACCTCAGTATTCAATCAATTCAAATGTAATAGGGTTGTACTGTATGTCATTTGATGATGCATCCATTACTGAAAATTCCACATCAGGAATATAGAAATAACCTTCCTTGTATTTGTTTTCTTCATCATTCCAATATTCAACCTTACACTTTCTTTGAGTAGAATTCACAATACCTTTATTGATAATATTCTGTATCTTAATCTTGTCATCAAGAAAAAGAATATGAGTGGAAAAAGTAATATTAGTTTTGTGATTAGATAAAGTTTTTCTTTGCAAGTCACCGTTATTATCTCTTTCAGCAGATACTTCCATTCTTTGGTTTGGTGTAGTGGAATACTCAGCAATACACTTATTAGGAAATATGTTTTTATTAAATGCAATTAGATAACCTTTATAGTTCGCCATATATAACCACCTACCTTATACAAATGCTGACTTACCGTTATGCCTTTTCTTGTACATTTCATTCTGCTTAACAATCTCTTTGAAAATGTCGCTACCGTTAATTTTTGCAACAAATTCATATGTATTGCCACCTTTATTTCTAAAGATAATAAACATTTCATACATTCTCTTTAGATACAGTAAAATCTGTGAAAGTATCTCTGTGTCCCCATTGTCTGAACTTTCCTGAATCATACCTTTAAGTTTATTAAGAGGTGAAACTACTTCAGGGTTACCGGATGATGCACCCATATTATCACCTACTACTGCTAAGGTTGGAGCTTTTACAAGACCACCTTTTGCAAGATGAGGGATTTGTGGGATGTCAAAGCCAAACTTTTTACCACCAATACCCGGTACCCACTTTGGTACATCAAAACTTATTTTATTAACGCCTTTGATAAGTGTATTAAGGCCATCAATTAAAAAATTGATAGGTGCTTTAATAAATTTAATAATTCCGTTAAACAAATTTTTAAACCAATCTCCTACACCGGAGAATGCACTTTTGATAGCATTCCACGCACCCTTAAATATATTGCCGAACCAAGTGCCAACATTTCTAAAAGGTGATTTAATCTTATTGAGCATTTTTTGTAATGGTTTTTTCATTGTTTTAAGGTTATCAGTGATACCATTATTAAAACCAAGCACTGCATACCTTGCTGATTTTTTAGTTTTCTTGGATGGCGAATGTTCGTCAAGGCCATACGGTCCATTTAGGGCCTTAATAAATCCACCCGCCATTTCAATACCCTTTTTAGCGACTGAATTTATTTCTTTTCTGCTTATCCCATCTGTGTAACCGTAAACTGCATTTTTACCAGACTTTTTTACAACATTACGCAGATTTTTAAGGGATTTCCATTTTGATTTTTCAATATCACTTGAAGAAATAAGACTTGCATTATAGGCCATAAGGACAGCTGTTGCATCTTTATAGTTGCCATTAACTACCGCCTGCATTTTTGACAAATCACTATTGTCCTTTTCTAATTGGGCTGTAGATTTTGAAGTATCTAAGTATGCCTGTTTTGCCTCACTTGCTTTCTTCTTCAGTTTGTCATATTGGTCTCGTAAGTCTGATAAAGTTGATTGCTTACCGGTTGTCTGTACAACATGACCATCATCAGCGTCAAGATAGTAGCCTCTATTATGCCAAACATAGTACCCTGGGTCATCATATAAAGCTTTCTTTTGTTTATTACCAGATAGGTTCCATTCGCTTTCAAATTCTGCTAACTTGCCTACTGCATCTTTGTAACTTTGTGCGGCTTTTGTGAATTTTCCTTGTGCCTTTACAATACCCTCGGTGTTAGTTTCGGATAACGAAGATAAGGCAGACGCGGCTGCAACTTGCTTATATTTTTCAATCAGCCCATCAAGATTTTCTTTTACTTTATCAATTTTGCCGGTAATCGTTATTGTTCCGTTACTATTTTTCTTGATATATTTGTTCCAGGCTTTTTTAAATTCCGGGTATTTTTTGGAAAAATAGTCCCCAATTGTGGTTAGTTCTGCCTGCTCCTCAGGTGATAAATTAGCCTTTTGGAGTAGTTTGTCAAGCCTGTCCTTATATCTATCAATAACGCCCATATTATTGGAAGTTTCGGTTAAGGAACTTGTCATTTCACCGCATAAGTCATTAATTTCTTGCTTGCAATTTGTTATTGCATCCACATAGGCGGACATCTCTTCTGTTGCTTGTGTAAAACCTAAGTCTTGCATCTTTGTTTCGTTGGCTGATTTAATAGCACCAACAAGCATTGTAATAGCACTTGCAGCAGCCGTAAGACCAGCAACAACAGGATGTGCCTCAATTGCCGACATTAAACCTTTCAGTGCGCCGGAAACAGCCCCAATACCGTCTGAAATTGCTTTACCGGTCTTAAATACCGCGACAGCGGTCCCTACAGCGGCAATCCCAACCGCTATACCTTTTAATGTAGACGGACTTATTTCGTTTACAACATCACCTATAAAATCAAGTGCTTCCCCCAACATATCTACAAGACCAGGTACTGCCTTTTCAATGGTCCACTTTGCAAGAGGTAAAAGCACGTTTTTATATGCTGACTTTAATTGTTCGCCACAAGCCTTTGACAATCTCCTAAAGGCTCCCAACAGCTTTTCTACCGACTTGAGTAACGGCGATAGGTCGAGATTTTCAAGCCAATCAAGACGGATTTTAGCCATATCCTTAAGAAAACCTGTTATATTCTCTACTATACCGAGGATATCACCCCAAATTTTCTTTCCTGTCCCATTTTTGTCCCACGCCTCTTTTATTTTTCTGCGGAAGGTAGCAACACAATTATTTGTATTACGGACATACTCAAGGATATTTGACCATATTCTTTCTCCTGTTCCGTCATTCCACGCCAGTCGAAAATCCCTTCCGACGGTATCGATAAGCTGGATAAGACTATCCACTCTATCTACAATTGACTGGACTACACTATCTCCAAGGCCTGCTTTAGTCCAGGCTTGAGTAAAAGCACTTGCAATATCTCCTATAATCCCAAATGCAGTTGATAAAAGATTGTTGATATGACTTAAAAGCCTTTTACCGGTTCCGTTTCCCCAAACATTTTTCCACGAGTTCGCAATTTGCTTTATGCCGTCAAGGATGTTTTTAAAAGCTAGGCTAGCAGATTTTTTAACCTTATCAAATCCAAGATTTTTTAATGACCTTGCCAATGCATTAACTTTGTTTTTAGCCTTATCCACAGCAGAATTGTTATTTACTAAATTTGATGGTAAACTCTGATTCTGCGTTTTGTTTTCAGGCACAGAAGTATTTTGAGTAATAATGTTTAGTTTATCAAAACTCGCAAGGCTTCCGGCTAATTTCTCGGCCTTTTGATTAGCATTGTCAAGACTGTCTGCAAGTCCGTCAGTTTCATCTGCCGTTGTCGCCATTGCTTGTCCGGTACTACTGGCTGAATTACCTAAATCAATACCAAATGACTTTGACATAAAGTTATTAAAAGAGTCAGCACACTCGTTAATTTTTTCAAGGAATACATTGAAAGTCTTTATCAGTGGGCTCATCACAGCTATAAAACTTTTACCAATAGTAGCCTTAAAACTCTCCCATCTAAGCTGTAAAATCCTAGTTTGGTTAGCCCAGCTATCCTGAGTTCTTGCAAAGTCACCGGTAGCATTTTTTAGTTGGTCTTGTACAAAGGCAAAACGCAAACTAACTTTTTCCGCCTCTGTCATTGCACTTGTTGTTTTTCCGTAGCCGTTAGCAAGTGCATATGCATCCAAGGCATTTTGTGTCATCACAATACCTAAATCTTTCAGCGTTTCAGTTTCACCACTAAACACCGATTTTAGCTTTATGTATGCTTCATCTTGCGTGATGTTATAAAATGACGCTACGTCACCCGATAAGCCTGCTAAAGCTGTTGACATATTGTAGGCCTGTTTTTCGCTAAAACCAAAGGCTTCTGCCATAGAGCCAAAAGCACCCACATATTTTTTAGCCATTGTTTCGGACAAGCCAAATTGCGTTCTTGCGCTTTTAGCCCACTTGTCAACACTACTTGACATACTCTTAAATGTCACATCAACAACATTTTGGACTTCTGCAAGGTCAGAACCTAAATCAACACAAGACTTGCCAAAATCAACAATCTTTTTTACGGAGAAAGCAGCAACAACTGCCACACCTATTTGTTTGAAATTAGATGATATTTTGTTACTTGCACTATTAGCCACCGAATTAATGGACTTCAATTGCCTTTTAAATCCTGCTGAATTAAGGACTAAATCAATGCCAATTTGTCCGGCTGTTGTCATTAGCATACCTCCTTCCTTAAAAATGGGTATAAAAAATGCGTACACCACTTGATATACGCATAAGAAAAGCCACCCTTTAAAGAGTGGCTAAAAACTATAAAACTAATGTTATTTTTGCAGAATTAAAATCGTTAGAATCATCATCCCAATTAAAAGCCTGTAAAGAAAATTCGACTTTATTTATTTTGTTGATGTCGTTATCTTTGAGCTCGTCACTATCAAACCAAGCAATATCATTTGCCTTTTTGCCCTTATTTACATCACAAGAAAATGTAGGCTCAATCATAAAACCATTTACAGATACATCATCTAGCTGTATTGTATAGTCTTGACTTGAGTTGTTTTCCACAAGAAATTTCAGCCCAGTTTCGTACTCATTTTTTGCAGTACCGGTAAATGTTAGCTTTATGCCTCTGTTGTTAAAGATAACTTGATTCGTACTCTTCTTCTTTTGCTTGGGCTTTGCTTTTTTTGTAGGTTGGACAGTTGTAGTTTTTTCTTCTGCAAAGTCATCTTCGCCTTCTTCAATGTCTTCAGCAGTGTATGTTTTACTGCCAATTTGTACCTTATCTATGTAAATTACTGGCATCAAAAAAGCATCACTATATCCGCCATAGGTACCAAAACAAGTAACCTCTTGTTCGTCAAACAACTCATTTGCTAAGTCGGTATAACTGGCATATACAAATGATGCAATCCATCTTTCGCTATCACTTGTCTTTATCGACAGTTCGCAAGAGTCTGCATAATCAATAACACTCTTAACAGTACCTTTTACATAGATTTTAGTACCTTTTAATCCGTTATCCTCTGCATAGGAGTTAAACTTATCATACACAGCATACTCATATCCATCAATATCCTTTTGTTTTTGTGATACTTTACTTGTATTGTGCTCTTTTGATGGCTTTTTATTGTTGCTTTCAACATCACAGCTACACAATGTGCCTATCACCAAAACAAAAATTAATCCAATTGCTAAAATCTTTTTCATTTTTTTGCACCCCTTTTAGTACTATAGGGATATTATATTGCAAAATTCAAAAAAATACAACACTATTTTGACATGGATATGAATGTTTGTTTCATTTGTTCAAGAAATGTGCCAACATCTTCCTGGGTAATCTCTTTAGTTTTACGATAACGCCATTGATTGCGTATTCTATGCTGACTTGGAGTGAAGTTTTTTAATATATCCTTGTCATCCTCAAGTCTGATTTCTACAAGTCTAGCAAGGCTTGTGTTAGGACCCAATCCGGATAACAAGGATACAAACTCACTCCAAGGCATTGTCTTAAATTCATCTGAGCGGATAGAGACCCCATACTCCGACCTAAAAGATGAAATTATAGTATCAAAATCATCTATTAAGTCGTAGCCGGGGTCACTGTTTCCCCCTCATTATCTTCAACAGTACCTGCAACAAGCTCAACTGCTGACATAATGACCTGAGAGAAATCTTCAAGGTTAAGGTTCATTTTTTCAATTGCTTTTCTGTCTTTCTCATTAAATAGAAGTTCAAAGAAATCATAAAGTTTGCTTGGGGTTAAATCTTCAAGACTAGGTAAAATCTTTAGCATTGTTACTGCACTGTCATTTACTTCAAAAGTCTTGTCCTTAATCTTAATCTTTGGCTTTTCGTCAAAGTTAAGTTTTTCTGTAATATCAATAATTCTACTCATTTTTGTCACTCCTTATGCTGCCGGTGTTACTTTAGGTTTACCGTTTGACATAACTTCAAATTCAAGCGGTGCTACATCACCTGTTTCGCCGCTGCCGTTTGATGTTACATTGATAACCGCATTTGTAAATTCAACCGCGGTGCCGTCCGGAAATGTCCATTTGAAATCTGTGTATAAATCTCTGCCATTTTTAAAGGCAAGACCTGCTATAAAATCATTACCGGCATCACCAACATTACGCTTACCACTTGCAGTAATTGTAATGCCCTTAGTAGTAGCCAGTCTGCTAGTCCAGCCCTCTTGGTCAAATGAGTTCCATTCCTGTACACCGTTATCAAATGCCACACTAAAACTTGTCATATCAGCAATATTGGCATAGGCGCCTGATGCGCCCGTTGTTTTCACCTGAAACTGATTTTCGTAACAAGGATAAACACCTGTTGTTTTTGCCATAATTAATCTTCCTTTCTTTCAAAAAATATTTTCATCTCAATAACTCTTTCGTACACCTCATTATCAGTACCCACATCTATTGGTTCAGGTGTCAGTAGCTGAATTAGATACACTTTAGAATTATTTATTGTAACATTCTTAATTGTGCGAAGTTTATTATACAGAGTTCTTGCACAAACCTCTGTTTCATTTGCATTATTATTCCAATGAATAAGCAATGATACTGCTATAACATCATAAGATAGTTCTGTGCCAACACCACGAAGAGGCTCACCACTGGTTTTTAATGTATATACACCGATAGATTTATCTTGCTTATTGTCAAGTCTGCCTATGTAAAAATGTTCTGCATTTATAATTGTTTTCAAGAAATCTCTTACATTTGCTAAAGTCATCATAAGCCTGTAAGCCTCCTATAAATCTTTTCAAAAGCTTCATTACAGAAGTTTTCCCTTGAACCACCCTTTAGCCAAGGGTCAAACCACTTACCACCGGCATTTTTATTGTTGGTTTTCTGAAAGTTAAATTCCGGATGATAATAAAGTCTTCTTGCATATGGAGTGCTTGAACTTATTGTAGTTTTCCCCTGTGCTGAATGTGAGTAGTCAACAAATGTTGACTCATTTTGAAGGTTCCCTGTATCAAAGGGCATTACCTGTGCATTTTTTACTTCTGTCAAAAGTGCATCAGTAGTTTGTTCTAAAGCCGTTACAGTAGCTTTATCAAATTGCCTTATAACATTCATATTAAGTTTAACCTTAGAATTAACATTAATCACTACATCACATCCAATTCAACATAGTTTACTGTACCGTCAGGGTTTCTTCCTTTTGTACACTTAACAATTTCTCTTTTCACACCGTTTACTGTAACATATCCACTGCTAATGGAACTGTTAGGGCAAAAGTCAAAGGGTATCAGCAAAACACCTGTACACTCTACTTTCTTTTTATCACTTGTATATACAGTTTTAACTCTATCCTGATAATTACAGTACAGAGGTGCTAAAAACAATGTATCAGAGGGATATATACTGTCTGATGGATAAATAAACCTACATTCGTAAAGGACTTTAGGTGCACCATCTTCTGTTAATCCCTCATCATACACCACAACCTCACAAGGTGTTTTGCAAAACTTTTTCAACACCAATCTGGGAAATTTCATATTATCACCTCATATTGTCGGATAACATAAACCTGTAGTTTTAAGCAAAGAATAAAGTTCTTGTGGAATAGCAACACCACTAACCACCATTAAATTCCAACAACTACCGAAAGTCATTGATGTACCGTTAATTGAGTAACTTTGCAGATAGGTAGTAATCAATTCTTCATTTTCTCTATAAAAAGCAGTAAGTCTGCTATGGACTTCATTGATAACCTTTTTCTGAAAGTAGGTCAATTTGTCAAAATTGATACGGTTAAATGTTAGAATGTCAATGTGGTTAGCAGTAGTTATCTCTGTGTTATCATTAGTAATACTTCTAATGTAATCTACATACATAGCCTATTCCTTTTTAGAACTCGACTTTAGCTTTTTAAGTTCAGCTTTTAGCTTGGCATTTTCCTTTTCTACTGCACTAAACTTTTCAAGTGGTACTGTTTTACCGACACCATATTCTTTTAGTGTACCGTTATCCTCATACACATCATAGCCCTGTGCAAGATAAGTATTTGCCTCTGATTCTGTGTTTACTGTATAGGACTTATTACCTTTAATAGCTTTCATCTAATCACCTCACATTAAGCCTCTGCGTGAATGATAACACCACTTTTTAGAAGTTCATCAATACCAAATGTACCGTTTACTTTTCTGTTCTGATACATATAATTGTCAGCAGTTCTACTGTCTGTACCGGGAGTAAACATTTTGATATAAGCATACTTAACTCTTGAAACCTGTGCCTCTGGGTCAATAAGGATATAGTCAATCTGTTTTGCAGTACTATCTACCTTACAACCGTCTGTAAAGTCAAATAGTGACTTCATTCTTGCACTAGGCACTTCTACAATCTTGTTAATATCATCAAGAGAACGAACTCTACGGTCAATACCTGAAGATGAACTAACTTCAAGTGTACGCTGAATACCCTCTGCATTCTTTAGTAACTTCTTATAACTTGGTGTTGCATATAGAATAACTCTATCAAGTGGCACACCTGCCTCTGCAAAGGCCTCTAGGTTATCGTCAAAGTCAGAAAGTACATTTGCACTTGTCAGTGCAGTTGTCTTAATCTTTGCATTTACTCTTTTAGCCTCTGTGTAAATCTTGCTATAAGTGTAACTGTCAAGTTCAGGAATAGCCTGTGTCTTTTCAAATCTATTCTGAATGTTACTGACAGTAACTACAAGATTTGTTTCATCAACATCAAGTGGGTCAACAGTGAACTCAATATCTCTGTCATGATCCAGTGTCTTTGTTTCATAGCCATTTGAATATGTACCTGAGTTAAAGCTACCACCTCTTGTATGGTCCTTGTAACCACTTACAGATAGCTTTGGAATTTTAATGTCTTTACCATTGACAATCTGAATGTCTGAATTTGAATGATATAGGTCATCACAAGTTAGTTCTTGACCATATAATTCTCTTAAAACATTACTGAAAATTGTTGCGTATTCTAATACTGCCATAATTTAATTACCTCATTTCTTTTATTTTTTTGTTTTGATACCAAAGATACCTCTCAAAGTATCTTCATCAGGGTTGTTGTTGTTACCACCATCACCACCGATTTTCTGTACACCTGCACCGTCATTAGACTGTTTCTTTAGTGCCGGTACTTCGTCAAGCACCTTCTTGACAGCCTCTGAAAGTTTGTCATTATCAATCTTGCCGTCAGTAGTTGCACCGGAAAAATCAGCTAACTTTAGCACATATGGAACGCTTGAAACATCCACACCTTGCTTAATAACTTCAAGTGTAGCTACTTGGTTAACTTCTGCAATAAGTCTTGCATTATTGGCTGAATCAAGGTCTCTTTGCATTTGGTTAAAGTCAGGTGTATTCTGCTTTTTCTGTTCCTTAAATGTAGCAATAGCCTGTTGCATTTCATCAGCAGAAAGACCCTGTTGCTTAAAGTAAGACTTTAGAACTGTGTTCTCTGTTGCACTTTGTTTGCCACTGATAATACTTGCCAACTTATCATAATCAATAGTTGGTGCATTACTGCTTGGTTCATTGCCACTTGGTGGGTTGGTGTTTTGATTATTGTTTTGGTTGTTGTTTTGATTATTTGGTTCTGCCATTTTAATCATCCTTTCAGTTTTGTGGGTGTCTCCCAAAATACAGTTATAGAGTGTCTCTCATTTACAGTTGTACAGGTGTCTCCCGTAGTTTAAGGGCAAACATATACAATTATAATGTATGAATTATGTATTCAGATTTTTCACCAGTTTGCTAAAACAATTTTTTGCCATACTGTCGTATGGTGAAGAATTTTTGAGTGAAATGGTGGAAAATATGTTAATAAGTCGTGCATTAAGACTTTAGCCGTTAATTGTGTATGATTGCCCAAATGTCTTCGGACAATAAAAAAGCACTAACGGTTAAGTTAGTGCTAAATTACTTCTTTGTTTCTTCTTTTGACTTAGGTTCTGCAAATTCAACAAAGCCAAGTTTGTTTAGTTCTGTTGCTCTTTCATCAGAACAATCATACAGTTCACCACTATGCCTTGTGCATAGGTTATTCTCAACATCATTAAAGTCCTTAGTAACCTTTACTTTCATATCATCACCACCTTTTAGGTATTAAAAAAGCACTAACAATAGTTAGTGCTAATAAACATAACATTACAATGCCTTAGTATTCCATTGCTTTTCTATTTTCTTTTTCCATCAGTTCTTGCCACTCAGAGTAAGCATTTTTAATATCACTAGGTGAATCAGTTTTAAGTTTTGGTGGGAACTGTTTCCAATCTACATATGGCTCTATTTTTTCAAATAAAAATTTTACTTTATCTGAATAAACAATCCTCATATAATTCACCTCTCTAAATATTTCTTAACACGATATTCTGTATATACCTCATCGAATTCTTTATTTAAAAATTTAATTTTAGCATAGTTACTTATATCACTTACATTATATCCTTTTGCATACAATCTTGCAACCTTTTTTAAATAAATATTATCTAAATAATCACAATATTTATTAAATTCAGTAATTTCACCAAATTTGCTTCTATATTTTTCGGCATCTTGCCAATGTATAAGTTCATGTAGAATTGTACTTAAAGGATTATCCGGACAAGCAAAGTCTTTTTGCAATACTGAAAGATTAGTATTAGTAAAATAAACCGAATTAATGTTAAGTATATTTTCAACCGGTCTGTAAGATGCAATAGCATTTGTCATCATTTCTTTAGGCGAAACAATAAGAATTTTCGGTTTATTTAAAGAGTTACTCTCATTAAGCATTTCCAATACTTTTGTTATATTTTTGTCAAAAATATGTAAATGTTTGCGTTTTAATTTAACATTATCTGATATATAAATATTATTATATGCTGTCGTCTTATGTGCATTAATTACAATATTACTATTATTCACTTTACGATTAAAAGTTTCTATATTATCACCGTCATATATAGGTTTATAAAACTTTTGTTTGTCTGCACTATTGATAAATTGTTCCAATTTATCTTCATAAAACATATTACTTTTATGCCAATCATCAGCTCTATTCTGATACTTTATTTTATTATTTTCATCAAGGCTATGTTCGGCAAGTCTGTTGTATCGTTTTTCTTGTCTTTCTGCGTTTTGTTGCTTTGTTTCTAGGGTTTCTCTTTCTTCCATTTGGGCAAGTTCTTCATTGCTTACAGATTCAATAGATGTAATGCCCTCGTAATAGGTACTTGTACTGTCCTTACACCTTGGATGAAACAAACCACCTGCAATAGCCTCACTAAGCAAAGGATACTTACCGTCAGCTTTACTGCCACCGGAATACACATCATCAATAAATACCCTGCCAATGTACTGTGCACAATCAGGGCAACCACCCTGACGGGAATTTACCACTACAAGTGAGATACCCCATTCTTGCCTTTTCTGACCCTCACCGTAGAGATATGCCCTTTTATTAGCAGTACGAATTGCCATATCTGCATAGTCGGAAAGTGTATGCCTAGCACCATTACGATATTCCACACAATTAAGACCAGCTTGTAACATATCCTTAACTGCCATATCAACTGCTTTTTCATATGTACCTGCACCACTGTTTGCATACACCTGTGCATTGAAAATAGCTTTTCTGTACTTATCATTCGACATTCTGAGTATTGAAGTTTCTGCCTTTTTCATATCGCTCTTAGTTGCATTAATAAGTGCATCTAACTTTCTGCCATTGACTTTGAAAAATTCACCGGTAGCTGAAGGACTTACCTTACCGACATTAAAGCCTTTTTTAATAGCTTTTAATATTTCAGCCTCTTGCTTTGCATTGCCGTCAGCCATTGCAGTTTTCAGCATTTCCTCAATTTTCTTATTTAATGTGGAAAACTGCTTACCGTATTTCTTTTGGTTGGTTCTACGGTACTGTTCAAGGCTTTTAAGCTGTTCAGACTGCCACTGTGACCAGTTATAACCTTCCTTTTCTTCCTCTGCCCTATGATGTTTAAAATTTCTCATCATGCTGTCAATGAGTTCATTTTCTATGGTTTCAAAGGCTTTGGAAATATCATAATCAGCCATTGTCTAGTACCGTATTTAGGTCATCAATTTCAGAAGTTTCATCAAGGGTAGTTATGCCTTGTTCTTCCTTAATTCTTTTGACTTCCTCAGCTTTCCAATCAGCACACTTACTATCTCCATAGAGCTTTTCAACAGAAGTTTCAACACTCATTATTGCACTTTGTCTTGCTTTACCTACAGTTTCTACTTGACTTTCAAAGCTAGGGTTAGCATACTCTCTAAAGTTAATTGCCACATCAAGGTCAGCCGGTACTAAGGCTTTATTTGTTAGTTCATAATAAGCATTAAGTACGGACTTAACAAGATTAGGTAATGATTTTTCAAGGAGTTTAACAAAGTTCTGTCTTGTATATAAAGTAGTTTTTTCTTTTTCTCTCTGTGCCTCTGCATTGTCCAATTTCTTATTATCAATACCAAGAGTACTTGGACTGATAACACCCTGTAGGCACAAATCTAAAGCAGTTACATAGGCTGATAGGTAACTTTCGTGTTGAATAGACGGTGATTCTGTTACAATCTTATTGCCTACACCCTCTTTCATATCGTTACCTATAGCAATGTACCTGTTATCAAATGGGTTTGGTGCAATAGGCTCACCTGTTTCAGGGTTTCTAGGTATGTAACAATCAGGCATATATGTTTTTGTTCTGGCTGAACGAGAGGCATCCATCCACTGCGACCATATTTCATCTATACTGTCAAAGGCATCTTCCTTGTTACTGATAATACCCTTACCTCTACCCTCATAAAAGCCATTGCTATAAATTAAAGGTACTGCCCACATATATGACTTATCAAATGTGATGCCCTCACTATCTATCCAAGACAAGGCACTCACAGTATGAAGGTCAACCTCTCTTCCGTTATTGTCATATAAAGCATATTTGATATATCCATATCCGTAGGTCTCTTCAAACTGATAGCACCTTGTCTTTTCTGTGTATTCTGTATAGAACTTAACTTCTCTGATTCTGCCACGAACATAAGTATATTTTACCTTTTCTGCACCATACCACTCAATGATAGGTAATTCTGAAATTTCATTATCAAATGAAATCTTAAATGCACCGTCACCTACTATTGCAAGGTCCTTAATTGCACTTTCAAGCACATCAGCAAAATTATTTTCTTTCTGTATTTTCTCCCATACTTCTTCATATTCGGTTGTATTATTATTGTGTATTTCAATACCGTTAAAATCGGTTTTTAGAATATTTGTAATAACATCAACCATTAAGGCAGGGATAGCAACATGGATTTTCTGTATCTCCTGACCTGCTGTAGGTCTAGCTTTCCAAAACATTGTTTTCTGAACATCAAGACTTTCATACAGTTCTTGAAGTTGCTTACTCTTGCCCCAATACCATATTCTGTTTTTAGCACAATCAGTTAGGTGGTTTACACCCTCACTAATTGTAATGGTAGTATCTGATGCAGAAGTAATCCTAAGAAAACTCCTTAATCCTTTTCTTACTGTATCAGCCATTCTATTAATCAGCCCCATTCTCTACTCACATCCTATCTTATCCTTATAGGGTAGCCACCCATACTGTGATGAGTTTATAAAGTGGTCATTACCATCTTCAGGAGTATTGTCTTTATCCTCTAGCCAAGAATACAGTTCGTATTCCTGTATAGTGCTTGTACAATGTTCCAGTATAAAATAATGCCCTTTGGCAAACCAGCCTAAGAGCATATTAATTCTATCTATTATTGTTGTTTTCTTGTATGCATTATTAAATGTAAATACACAACCGTTCTTGCGTTTATATTTATTCAATTCTGTTATAGTCGCTTGATCTGCATTATCAATAAAAACATTTCTTGAAAGTCCCCATTCTTCTTGATTTCTTTTTAAGAAGTCGATGTAGTTTATAGCCACATCAGAGGGTGCCAGTGGTGTTTTAAGTTTTGCATTATTATATTCCTTTTCGTCTAGCTGAATACAATTACCTCTATTAGTTATTCCAAAGAAGGTCATTGCTATTGTGTCAGGTGACTTTTGGGAATATGCAGTATCAAGCCCTGAAGTAAAGATAATAAAATGTTCTTTTTTTCTATCATCAGCAAGGAACTGTTTTGCCCATTCTTTTGATTTAATATGAACATTTCTATCAAAGTTACTGAACACAAGACCTGTAGCCCTGCCTCTAAGTCCTAAAATCTTATTCTTATAAAGCTTTGTACCCTTTGGAACATTCAATTTAATTTGTTCTATTTTAGTTTTTGACAGTCCTAGGTTATGTTCAAAAGAAAAGAACCAATGGACCCAATTAGGCTTTGGTTCTTCTGTTAGCATATTTAATATTTCTTTCGGTGTATCTGACTTGTACTTTTCAAGTGGTCTGGAACAGTTAATGTACTCATTATACACCGGTAAATTAGGGTCATCAGGATTAAGGGTAGCCATAAAGTAGTCACAACGCATACTTGCTTCTCTCACAAAGTCTATATCTGCTGTATTGATTTCATCAATATACAAGCAACCATACTGACCACCCAGAGCTTTCTGCCACTTTTTCTTATCACCATAGCCCATAACATACACAATCTTGTTGCCCTTGTTTGTATGGAACAGAATGTGTGGTATCTTTTCATCCTTTGTACCGGTGCCGTTGTACTCTGTAAGAACACCAAAGTCATCAACAACACCAAGGTCCTTATTAATAATATTCTTTTCAGCAGTACCTGTGTCTTTTGAGGCAATGATATGATATTTCTTATTACTCTGTGCAACCTTTAGAAAAAATTTAAAGATACCTACCGTTGTTTTTCCTGCAGCAGTAGTACCTTCAAGAAACTCAACCGGTGCTTTACATTTGATGAAATCTTTATACTTTTGAGAAAGTAATAAATTACTCATCATCAACACTCATTTGCTTAATCAGGTCATCAAGTTTAGAAACTTCTGCACCAACATTTGCATCAACTTTTAGGGTATATTCACCTGTCATTTTGTTAAGAGTATCAATAGCCCTGATTCTGTCTGACGTTTCTTCTTCACAGTTTCTTGCAATATCAGATAATGTTACCTGTCTGTCTTTTGCACACATTATTCTTTCATCTTTCAGTTTATCGGAAATTTCTTTGATGTACTGTACTATTGTAGTATTTTGTAGTAGTTTTGATGCATTAGTGTTTGCATATTTTTTTGAATATCCTGCTTTTATTGCACTTTCTGTGGCATTACCACTCTGTGCATAATATTCAGCAAATTTCTTTTGTCTTGCGTTTAGCTTATCATTCATGATAACACCACCTTTCAAAATTTCATATACAACAAAACCCACCTAAGTGATTAGGTGGGCAATGCTGAATTTTTTACAAGAGGAATAGTCAATGAAAAATTATTCTTGCAATCTTATCTATCTCTTTCGGTTTTCCATAATATCATTATAGCACTTAAGAATAGGAATTAATAGGAACTGATAGGAACTACCTAATCCATATTGTATTTTTTTCTAAAGGCTTGTAATGCTCTACCATGCAAGGCTCTAATCCATCTATCAGAACAACCAATAGTTTCGGCAGTTTTCTCAAAGGTTTCACAATTAAGGTAATATTCTGTTAGAACCAATATGTAAATTGCATCATCAAGACCATTGATTTTACTTCTAACATCATTCTTCATACAAATAAGGTCATCAATTTCACTGCTGATTTCATTTTGTAAATCCACTATCTTGTCAACTTTTTGTGTAAAGTCAGTTGTGTTTGAGGACTTAACACGGTCACCGTTTGTTTGTGGACTCATCTGTGTTATGCTTAACCTTAACCTATGTAATTCCTTATCCTTAACATTAATCAACCTATCAGCAAACCTTACACGATTAAGGTACTCTTTAGCGTTCATTGTTTCACATCCTTTAGTTTCTGCATTTCATACTTTAGGTCTGCACAATCTCGTATCATCCTAGAATTCCAACTAATCAAAATATGAAATGCCACTTCTTGTGGACTTGTTTCTCTGTCAATTACTTCAACACCATCTCTCAAGGCATCAAGAAATGTATAATACTCAGTTTCAGAAATATCTCCGTAACCAAAAGCCTCTGCCAATTCATCTTCTGATGCATATTCCAGCACCTTCTTTTTGCGTTCCTCACGATTAGCTTTAATTCTTGTGATAGTTTTCTGTAATGCTCTGATTGCAGTATCAAGCTTTTTGATAACTATTTCTCGACCCTTAATTTCAACCTTTAAATCTTCACTTGTCATATAGCAATCTCCCCACTTTCTAGCTTAGCTCTATACTGACCGTAGCTTAGCCTTGTACCGTTTTCTTCGTTGTACTTATGTAAGTTATACAAAGTACGGTTAAGGTTATGTTCTCTTGACTGCTTTGGTGTTTTAGCTTGTTCTTGCTTTAGCCTTTGGTTCTTTACTCTGTTGTGTGTCTTTACACACTCATAACTGCAAAACTTTGCATTGTGGTTTCTTGCAGTAAACTCATTTCCACATACTGCACATACTCTCTTAATTTCCATTATTGTTACTCCTTATTTCAACATCATCAAGTTTACATACCACTAAAGAATTTGTAGCTAAACTGTCTTGTAGTTCAGCTTGATATATAAACTTGTTTTCTTTTGTACTTCGTCTGATAATACAACCAACCAAGTTATAAAGACTTCCCTTATAACTTACTTGCCTATTCAAATATTTCTTAACTTGAGAAATGTCCATTTACAGGCAACTCCTTTATCCTGATATAGATACCGGGAATATCAGCCCAAAACTTTTCTACCAGTTCAGAACAAACAAGTGCATCATCTTTCCAAAAGCCTAACTTAGTCATTACATCTTTCAAAAGCTTTTGTAAGTTATCTGTATCAGGCTTTGTTGTACGATAGTCCCCATCACTATGTTTTCCCTTTAGTGGGAAACACCACTTTGTAACAAGTGATACACCTGAAACAAACATTTCCTTTGGAACATATTTGCTTAAATATGCTTCAAGTTTTGACCTAGCCTCTTTTAGTCTTGGTTCTTCATAGAAGATTGGTTTACCGTTCACATAACTAATTTTCTTTTCTTGATGTGTAATTGTTGGTGGGTCCATAGGCATAAAAAATTCAGTAGTCTTCATTTTATATCCTTTCTGCGTAAATCGTTTATTTTTAAACTTCTGCTTTTTCGTGTATATTATTACTTAATATAAAAGGGGAATTTAAAACCCCTTTTATATATATATAATATATATAGTTTGTCATTGACATTGACAAACTCGAATAATTTATCGACTTTGTCACTCACATTGTCATTGACAAAAAATCGACTTTGACAATGGCAGTCATTGACAAACTCGAATAAATGACAATGTCACTGACTATGAAAATATCATCTATTATTCTTAATTAGAACTATTTTTAAGACCTATACTATTATCATCTATCCAAAAACTACCGTGTTCTTTTAAGTTTCTTCTGACAGTTCTTTCTGATTTTCCCATATAGGATGCAAGGTCTTCAATACTGGCTTGACCATTTTCTTGAAC